TGGGATCTGTGGTTTAGTATTACCAATCCCTCTCTGAGTATCTAAAACTGTAGTACCTGATTGTCCTTCACCCGTTTTAATAATCCTATCATCCCCTACCTGAATATCCATACTCCAAGGTTCAGAACTAGGTTTAGAATCATCCGCAGTAGTGGATGGCAAAATATCAGGTAAATCAGAACCTCCGAAAGAATAATCAGAAGAAATGTTTCCACTGTATTGCATAATAAACATTTTCATAAAATCTTGCATGAATATATCCATTGAACCTTCTACTGCTTTTTCTATTTTTGCTTTATTCCTCTCATATTCTGCATCAAGTCTTGCTCGAAGTGCATCTACCTTTTCATTATGTTCTTTCTGCTTAGCATCTGTTTCTTTTTTAAGTTTTTGATATTTGTCAAAAGCAGCACTCTTATTCGCTCGATGTTCTTTGTCTGCTTTATCATGTTTAGCCCATACTTTATCCCATAAAATATTCCACTCCGCCTTTGCCTTCTCCCATGTTCCTTCTGGTCCTGTATAATTCTTTCCAGTAATTTCATACTCCCATTCTGATTTTGCAGTTCCACCAAGTTTTTTAGTAAGATCTTTAAAATCCTGAAATAATTTCTCATATTCTTGATAATCTTCTCTTGTCTCTATTGCATTTTCACCAGCACCTGGATAATTTTTGGAATGAGAGAAAGCATCAGCCTTATAATATGAATAATAATCAGCCATTAATTCATTTTGTTTATCCCGAAGGTCATGATAATTACTCCCACTAGCACTAGGAGGAGTAATACTCATTCCAGTCTTTGAATCATAATCTCTTCCATATGCATAATTCCACCTCCAATCTGAGGGGGCATCACTATCTCTGGGTCCATAGAAATCTTGTTGTAATTCTAATAGAGGACCATACCTATCTTTGTCCAACTGGGACATATTAGATAAAACCTGACCAGATTTACTTCCATAATCAACAAATCCCTCATCACCTTTATACTTAGTACCAGATAGAATATTCTCTAATTCTTTTACTTGTTGATGGTATGGTAATTCACCTACTTCTGTTGCTACACTATCAAATAATTTTTCATCCTTCTCCCACATTGAACCCAATATATCTCCCAACAACTTATCATCATTAACAAGATTATCAATTCTCTCATTTGTCATATACTCAGGATTAGTAATAAGAACATCCTGCACTTCTGGTGGAAGTTGACTTAACTCTACATTAACCTCACCAATCAATATACTTTCTACTGTTTTAGAAATAATAATATCCTGCACTTCTTGTGGAAGTTGACTTAACTGATTCTCAACTGATTTGCCATTTAATATATCATTCAATACACTCTGTGCTGCTAATTCTGGATTATCATCCACAAATTTATCAAAAGTTTTCTTAGGATCACCCTTTAATATTTTTTTTGCTTCAGGATCATCTGAATTTTCTAATTCATTCTTCCAGGTTTCATAATCAATAACTTCTGGTTCAAACTTTCCAATACCTGGTTGTGGTTCTTCTTGTCCTACTTCTCTTGGAGATGTTCCAGGAAAATCCTCTCCAAATTGATTCTCAAGATATGCATCTGATCCATCTAATATGTCTTGTACTTTTTTCTTCTTATCTTTTTCTTCATCACCACCAGTTCTAATAAATGAAACTGCTTCTGGACTATCCAAAGAAACAAAAACATTCATAGGAGATCTTCTTTGAAATTTAATATCAGTCACACCATAATTATCAAATCCAACTCCTGAATGCTCTTCTTGACGTAGAATAAACTTGGTAGCAGCATTTCTTGCTTCCTGAGGAATATGAAGTGACCAGTCCTTTAATCCACTATCATCACTACCAACAGGAATAATAGTACCTATTTTAACTGGTGATGCGTCTCCAATCTGATACCATACTGCTAATTCTGCTCCCGGTTCATCAGGATCTTCACCACCATTTTCATCATTACCTCTAATAGCAGTGATTACCATAGTATCAATCTCAGTAGAATCTATTGCATCCAATGCAGCATATCTAGGACTACCCTCTCCATTGAATGCTAAGTAATCTTGTCCCAAATCAAATCCACCATCACTCCCACTTCCTGTTCCACTAGTCGTAAGAGCAGTATATCTAAATGCACTATCCTCCCCAGATAAAGGTGAATAAGATGCTTCTACTGATCCATCAAGACTATCTAAATCAGTTTCTCCTTCACCCGAAATCGTAGTTACCACCATACCCTTCGTTGTCATCTGTTCATATAGACGACGAAGTTTAATCTCTTTCTCTATTTCTTTTCTATCAAATTCAGTTTGTTTTTCTTCTACTAATGTCTCTAACCAATTATCTTTTCTATACCTATATTGATTAGATTTCTTAAAAGTTTTCTGTATATATTCCCGTATCTCCTTTTCCATTATAGGACGACTATAATGTTCACCCTTAACAATCTTAACAGCCATTAAGGGCTTGTCCTCTACTTGACCCTTTGGACTTAAAATTCTAAGTGCTTTACTGTATCTATTCACTATTATTCTAGATATTTTCTATAAAAATATTTATCATCCCAGAAAAAACAAAGATATTAAAAATCTATTTACTAAATAGCGTTAGGTATATTATCTTAAAATATGAAAAGGATTCTTCCTTTCATTATGCTAGCGATGGCAGCCACTCCCTTAGCGGCCCGTGCTGATATTACATCAAGAATGCAATCTAGTATTCAACTACAAACCAATGCTGCTGCAACTCAGGTTTCTAGAATCGGTAGTACGTATGGTGTTTCTGGATCCGGTATAACTATGGACATAGGTGGTGGTGGCACTGCTGATAATAAAGTTGGTGGTCTTGGTACTCTAACTGATGGTGTAGGACAAGGTTCTATTGCTGTTGGTACAACTACAACTGCCGGTGGTGCTTTTACTTTTAGCCAATCATTTATTGAAGGCGATGCTATCCAAACAACTGCTCCTGCTTTAGGTGCTGTTAGTGCATACTCCAACCAGACATCTACTGCTGTTGGTACTGGTACAGGTACAGGTACTGTGACCAGTGCTCATCTTGTAACGGCAGTTGGTGGTGGTGCAGGTACAACAACCACAGGACAATTCGTGACCGAAGTTACAATCGACTAACAACTATGAAAAGGTTAATACCTTTAATATTGCTGTTAGGTTATGGGACTGCTGCTAAAGCAGTCCCAGTCGTGCCCAATTTTACTCAGGGCTCGATGACAAGCCATACGGAGACAAACTCTACCGTGACCGAGACCATTAATTCAATTGATTACAGGACAGGATGGGAATACTCAGTAACAGGTGTGGGAGTGAAGAACAATGGGCAACCACTCAACCCCAACGTCAATTCAACAACGGTAAATGTGAGTGCAGCAACAGCAACCACAGCAGGAGCCGATGGAGTAACAGGATCAGTAACAAGTTCCTTCGACTCATTGGATCTGGGCAACGCAGGAAGCTACACACTTTCCGATCCGGGAGGGGCATTTCAGTTCACCCAATCCTATTCTGGTCCAGGAATGACCAATCAAACAATCATACAACGTACAACTACAATAGAAAGCGTAACCGACACAACAAGTACCTTTACACAATAGCAACATTATTAAGCATTGCTAATCCAACTGCAGCACTTGCCCAAGGAGTGGGTGGAGTTAGTGCAACTGCCAATCCAATAGCTAACTCATCTGGCTCAGTAACCAATCAGGCCATCCAGGTCTTACAAGGTCCTTACATAACTAACACCTACGGGAATCAGATTAGTTGTCAAGGACCTACTTTTAATGCAACCCCATATATTCAATATAGCAAATCATATAAAGACCCTTGGGAAGATTTTTATCTAGAACCACAATATAATAATCAAGACTTCACAGGTCGTACCACAGAGCAGACAGTAACAGTAAAAAACTATCCTTGGGAACCTTGGTATGATGATAGGGTAAGAACAGATCCAAATGATCCCAACTATGATGCTAATGAAGATGGTGAAGCAGATCGTTGGTGGGAAGATGGTGCTGATATGCAAATTGAAGTTGAAGTAGATGGACCTGATGGTATCCCAGACAGTCCTGGAGAAGTAGCATGGAATAAACCTGTCCGAACTGATATGAAATCAAATCAAAATTTCAACGTAGGTTTATCTGCTACCCTATCTTGGCCTATGGATGGAAAACTACAATCACTTTGTAAGGAAGCTGCTGCTACTCAAATAGAACAACAAAAACAATTGACTGCCAACAAGAGGCTAGATTTTGAGATAGCCAGGCTCAAGAATTGCGGGGAGCTAATGCAAAAGGGTATAATGTTCCACCCCAGAAGTCCATATGCTGCTATCTGTGCTGATGTTGTAGTAGTAAATCCTGGAGGAAAACTACCACCCCACAGCCATAGTATTCCTACCCCTACTTTTTTAAAGCCCGACGCAACTCCATCACAGCCCGGTTCCTCTCCCGTTGAGCAAGTATCTTATCCTGCCGGGACAGTACGGGCTCCTTCTTCCCAAGAAGAGACTTCACTTTACCGATCACTTTCTTCACCGCAGGCTTCACAACCTTCAGGAGAAGGTCCGCAAGCGGCTTTGCTAGGAGGGCCGATGTCGTTGCCACGGCAGCAATTCCCGCAGTAGTAGTTACAATCTGAGCACTAGGCAAATACTTATCTACAAAAGGAATAGGTTCCCATAGGGTTACACATATTTCATTCTCTCTATTAGCAGGGTCTGGTTGTAATTCATATTCTTTAACCCTTTCATTTCCTGCCTGATTAAGATCTCCTATACGTTTTGCATTAGGAGGAGGACAAGGAACATCCTCTGAAGATGTAGGAGGTGTTACAGGTGGTGCTGGAGTCTCTGGTGTAACAGGGGCAGGAGGATCACCAGTATCTACTCCTCCTGCCTGTGGTTGATCTCCATAAAAAGTTTGCCAAGTTAATCTATCATATTGATACTCTGGAGGATTGAAATAAGGCATTCCTCCATCACACAATACTGTATTACCTTTTGGATCGTCATTTACTAACTGTTTATTCTTAGAAGGATCTCTTCCAGTATTTTGTTTATTAAGTTTAACACACCCAGGCATATTAACAATAGGTTTGCCTATATTAACCACCACAGGGGGATCTAAATTATATACATTAGGAGGTCGAATAGTCCATATCCTAGCATCAGCAACTGTTATTGAGTTACTGGAAATAGTATTAACATTACCTATACCCTTCACACCAACTATACCAATACCCACATTAGGTATTACAGCATTACTAATACCAACATTACCAATATTAGGAATCATTTTCTAGGTGGAGTATTCTTACGATAATCTTCTGTCGGTTTTGCTTTTACTCCAGGACTAACTCCTGTTGTCTTAGGCCAGGATTCCATTAAAGCATTCTGAACTTCTTCCCTAACAATCATTCTAAGTTCTGTTGCTTGTGCTTCTATTCTTTTCTCAGGTCCACCAGTAGCCCTATCAAGAGCAACATTTCCACCAACTACCGAACCAGTTCCAATAACTGCTGCTGCTGAACCATAAGTAGCAATCTTTTGTAAGTCCATTATTTAGAAATTAATTTCTTACCAATAACAACAGCAGCAATAAGTACCACTACAATACCAGCATTAGTCCAAGTCAATACAGACGCATCACCAACAGTAACAGGTCCAACACTTAAATCAGGAGGTTGAGATATAGTCTGCTCAATTTGTAACCCTTCAATCTTAGCACCCTCAGGGGCATTGATTGTAATCTCTTTAGTCATTGTTATCCCTCCACTAATGTACCATGTGCTCTACGAATCTCCCGAAGTGCCTCAAGATTCATATCCTTGGTTCCTCCATCATATGAATGAGCATATCCCTCTTCAATCATTTGTTCGTTAAGAGAAACTGTCTCTTCATTTATATATAACCATCCTAAAAGTCTACCATACTTACCTTGACCACCTACCAATTCAGTTCTGATGGTAAGTTCATCTCCATCACCTGCAATAGTATCCTCTAACTTTTTCTTCAACCAGTTAGTAGCATCTATACCAAGTTCCTTTTCTTCAAGATTTCTAGTTCTTTTCTCTGGGGTATCGACTCCTGCAACTCTCACTCTCTCTTTCTTGAATAGATCGAATCCAAGATCGATTGTTACATCAATCGTATCTCCATCCAATACTCTATTAATCTCCGTCACACGAAAGTTATAACAACTCTTTCTGCTTGGTGGTTGAAGAGCGCCCATTGTAATCTACCATATCTGCGCTATTTAGTCACGAACCCCTAGTCCCTAAAAATAGTGCTCCTTATTCTCAGTCCATTTTCTATTCTTTCAATCGTCATTTCGCTATGTATAGAATCACTCTCTACCAGGCTACCCAATGCATCTTCCAGAGAATCACTAGGAGCAGTTTCATTCTGTTTTCTCTCCCACTCTCTATATTCGTCTATCCATATCGATAAAGAAGGAGTAAACCTATCCGCATTAACTGGTAATGCCTGAGTCAAAAGAAGAAAGGGAAGGACTAGAAAGATTTTCATCACTTATCTCAATGTATGCTGTCTTCATTATATAGACAATAACAAATCCCGTACCAGCCAATAACAATCCCATGGCATACATAACACCCCAAACTATCTCTTCCATTTTAATGACCTCGGTATCTATGTGTATTTTGTAGTGAATCGTTACAGAAAAATAAGATAGGTGCCAGCATCAGTACACTTCCTGCTTGAAGAAGCATAGTATGGGCACTAATCAAGTGCGCGAATTGTAGTATCATTATACTACAGCACAGAATTGAGATCCTTCAACCAGAATACAATCAATTGAACTGGGATGAGAATGAAGATATGGTACGTCGTGGACTGCTTGATTTCTTGCTTGGAAAGCATCTTCTGCATACTCGCAGATCGTTTGATGATGCCTTGTTTCGTCTAAGTACTGAACGGTATAGTGGGACATGATAATCTCTTTCCCTTATTATACCATTATTTATTTTTCTTATGGGTATTATTAACTATTATTATGTGTGTTTCAAGACTCTATTTGTTCCTGTGCTCTCCCTTATATTCAATAGGCCAAGTGTAGTGTAATCCACCACACAGAATAATAGTAAAGACCAAAGGAAATGCTATGTTAGTTCCAAAATCTGCCCATGGATTCCGTCTCCTTTGATTCCATGCGTCTGCTGGTTGTGGGACCAGCAGTATCATCGCCGCCAATACGGGCAGAATAAATTTATTCATTACAACTCTTCCTCATCTTTTTTCCAAGGTTCATGAACTGATATGTCCAACCACCTTACAATCAATTTAAATAATTTTATCATATCATACAGTAGGATTTACGGGAGGTTCACTATCCCCAGTAGTAACAATTTTTAAAGGAGCTTGTTCGATTCTAATAGTTTGAACAGGACCAGCACTAGCCTTTGTCATCATCTGTTCCATCTCCTGCTTAGTTACCGCACCATTAGTAGGTTGACCATTCTTATCCATCTTCATGGTGCCGTCACCCTTCTTAGATGCTGTCTGAATACCAAAGCTAGCTAAAACTCCAGTGAAAACTGAGGCTATAAACGTCGGGTCGATTTTTTGTTGTGGAATTCCAGGAATAGAAACATAATTTAATGTTAGTATTCCACCGGACCATGCCAGCACAGTAATCCTAACCATCGTTGAGATGATTGCTGCCTGTTCATCCGAATCAGGAAGAATCTTATCCTTTAATTTACCTAAAGCACCTTTCTTCTTATCTTTCTTTACAGTTTCTTCAGGTTCCTGAATATCTGCTTTGACTTCTTCCTTTACTTCGTCAGGCATAAATTAAAAAGCAACTCTTGCTATTTATAATAAGGTATTACTGGAATAGGAGTAATATTTATTAGTCCTTCATCATTATAATACCCCATCTTAAACCAATAACAATCTAAAAGGATAAGTTTTGATGTGTTATCCTTACTATATGAATCTTGCTGAGTAAAATCAACACACTCTCTTACTATCGCAGGAGGAACCTCAATTTTATCCCAAGTAATTGGTTCCTCAATAATAATAGGTATCACTCTTTAATATAACCCTCCTTAACAAGATATTCTTTTGTTAATGGAGTAGGTTCATATGTTTCCCACATATTACCTCCAGCACATACTTCAAGTGCTTTCTGAGTCATCCCTACAGTATGCCCTGCCCAGTATGCTTCCTTTTCCCAAACAATAGATCCTCTTCTCTCTGGATCACCATATGTATTTTTAACAAGATTTTGTAATACAGTAGGAACATCTTCTTCCGGTAATACAATAGCAAGGAAATTATTTTCAATCTCACCTGCCATACAATCTTGAGCAGTATGCCATCCCTCATGTCTCAATACAGAGATTAAAGTACTACTACGCTTTGTCAAATAAGAGTTCAAAAAGATATCATTACCAGCAGTATAATATACACCTCTTGTACCAACTAAGAAATAATATTGGGGTGCAACATATACATTAACACCAACTTCATTTAATACCTTTACAAGATCATTAAATTCATTCTTAATAAGTTTATGATCTGTTTCCTGATATTCCTCAATATCTTTAATAGATGTAACTTCTTTAACATCTTTAGTGCATTCTCTCATCATCATGCACCCCATTGAACCATTCGTAAAATGATCTTCTACTTGCAGATCATACGAAGCAGCAGCAGGAGTGCATCCAGTGATGGAGACCCCTGCCAAGAGAGACAGTAATATTTTTTTCATTTATCAAAAAGGGAAAGCGGAAGCCGAACCAGCACTAAGACCACCACTAGGAATACCAGATCCCATCTCTGGAACTAATGCACCACCACCAATAGGTAGTTCCGCATCTCCACCACCCAATCCACCAAGTCCACCACCTAAAGCACCTCCAAGAGATCCAGTAACTGCTTCCATAACCTGAGATTTAACTCCATCAATGATGGAATCGCGATTGACATATACATATACGCCACTAACAACAACGGCACCAGATACAGCGAAAGACGCAACAGCAAGTACATTAACTAATTTTTGCATTTTATTTTAACGAGTGAATTTATTTAGTAGCATAATATGCTTGATAATATTTGATAATACCATCTGTTCTCATATTACCTTGAGAAACCCAATCATGAACACATTCATAAATGGATTGATTACTATACTTTGGTTCATTATTTTCATTCAACTCAGATCCAAAACGCTTCAAAAGAATTCCTAATGCTTGCTCTCTAACTTGCATTTTAGGATTAGAGTATCTCCAATCCTCTGTAGCTTTTAATAATGAATCTGAATAGGTAGTCATGAGAAAGTAAATTTCTTTGTGTAATCATATGCATAGTTAGTTCTAGCACCATGAATGCCCCACCCTAACCAACGATAAGCAGCATTCATATAATAACTAACAGTCATACCACTACCTTCAAAATAAGGAAGTTGTGTCTGGAAAATATTTTCATTAATCATATAACGAAGTTGTCCATCTAATGAACTAGGATCACATCCATAGTTCGTACAAAACTTTCCAAGATTTCTATAACGACCAGCAGTAGTCCATTGGATTATACCATATCCACCACTATAACATTGCTTATAAGAAACTCTTGCGCCACCCTCACAGATATTAGATTTAAACTGACTCTCTTGCTTAATGTTACCCATAATGGTAGCAAGAGCATTTTTATCAGTAATATTTGTTTTCTCTTGAATATATGCTAAAGCAATCTTTTCATCAGGAGTACATCCTTCACACTTCCATGTGGGAGAAGGAGGTGGAGCAACAACAGTCACTGCCGATAAGAATTCAAAAATCATTTGGTTAAATGTTTAGAACAGAAGTATATATTAAATATTAAGTTTTGTCAACCTATCCTTGCCAAATCATATCTGGCATTTGCTGTGGTGCTTGTCTATTCATAAACATAAGCACCACATACCCCAATAACCATAGTAAATTAACAATCCATGCTTGCCTATAAAGATACTTTCTAACAGTCATAGAAATACGAATATCACGGGCATCCTCAACAGACTGTGGATCTGAATCTGCAAACCTCCTTATCACCTGTTCTATTATAACAGCAATGATGGTCGCTATGACCAATGGATAGAACATAAAGTTCAAAAATGACATAAAAATTAATAATGTTTGTGTCATGCTGGATTAGAAGCGGGAACATATGCGGGAATCATTATGCCATCATCTGGCCCATTATCATCGTCTTCATCATTGCCACCAGTAACTAACTCTACTAGTACAAACGCAATGATCAAACCTAGAAATGGAATATAAGGAAATAACAAAGCCAGTTGTAAATCTGACATCTAAAAAATACCTGGGATGATTTGGCCTGTTGTTATATAGGCACCAATAGCAGCCACCCATCCAATCATTGCTAGACGACCATTAAGAAGCTCTGCTTCTGGACCATATTCTTTATCCATTACTTCTACCTGTGGCTCTTTGGCGAACATATTCTGGCGTCCACCTTCTTCTGTTGTAACTACTGCTGTCGAAGATTGAGTCATTGTTATGTAAAGAAACATTACGATATTATATATCAAATAACAATCTTAGACAAGTATTTATACCTATTATGTTAGTTTTTGCTCACATTTCCCATGAGCATTTCCATATTGGTGTTGATATGAATGCAAAGTTCCAATAAAAATTAACACTCCCATAAGAGCAACCGGAACGGCCCAAAGTTCCCAGTTCTCCTTCATCCAACCACACTTAAACGTCATCACACCACCTACCCTCACCAGGTGCTGCTTCAAAAGGACAACAATCCTCAGTAGGTATTCTTTTGTTACGTGCTGCCCATGCATCACCTCCTCTAAGGCGAACCTCCTGTAGACAGGATTCAAATGGACTCACCTCTTCTTGTGCAATAGCAGGAGAAGCAAGAAAAAATAATAGAATGAAGTATTTCATAGTTGTTCTAACATAGAAATGTGGTAGGTTCCTATCGCCGCTAATCCTGAACCTACCAAAGGGGATTACCGCAGCCAGTATTTCTCTGGCACTATATTATAGCATAAAAAAAGAGGGACATAAAGTCCCTCTTGTGTGTATTATCTGACTTAATATCAGAAGCTGTACTTAACACCCAACTTACCACCAACTCCAAGATCATCGGAGTCATCAGCAGTCAAGAAGCTAACTTCGCCATAAGCACTGAGTGATTCGGCAATACCAAACCCAAGACCGGCTTTACCGGAGAACTGAGTTTCAGTATCAACACCATCAACAGCAACGATAGCAGGGCCACCCTGTACGTAGTAGCTAGCAGAATCGCCAAGAGCACCTTCAAATCCAACGTGAAGATCTGTAGTAGCGCCCGTGTAGTCGTCGCCAGTCCAGCCTGCGTTGGTTTCTACGTTAACGTAGGGACCTGCAAAAGCAGCGCCAGCGAATAGAGGTGCAGCTGCTAGAGCTGCGATTAGAGGTTTAAACATTTTTGTTTCCTAAGTGTCTCGCAATAAATTTATTGCGGATGATAACAGACTCGACAAGCCTGTGTTATTGAGCGTATCACATTTGCCTGACGATCTTTCGAGGGCATTTGTTTACGTTCAGTTATTTAGTATACTTTACAATTTGTAATCTGTCAAATATCTTTACCTATCCTTCCTGTGGTGGTTGGTTTTGAGCACTACTACTTTCGGTTACCCGACCCAAATAAGGATCATAATCCATCTGTTCTTTTATATTAATAGAGGAACCTTGCTGTTCCCAATAATTACTTTGTGCTGCATAATTAGTCTTATGAAAAACATCAACATGCTCTGGATGAATACTTGACCCAAGTTCTGTCCTATACAAAAGAAGAGGAATAGAAAAAGTATTTCCTGAGTTATAAATCAAATCATCAGCAACAGGACGTGGTTTCATACCCTGATCTAACTTATACTTATCTCCACGACAATGAAGTCTTACAATCTTCTCTGCATGATGTCTATTGATTACATAACAAGCAGTAGAAAAATCATTCACAAATCTCTTATGAAGTCTAACATGAATATCTCCTGTACAAATGATTGCTATCTGAACTACATCCCAGTCATAAGGAATATGTGAATAAAAATCAACCCAAGTAAAATTCCAAAACCGAACTAAATCCAAACTACAATCATCCTCCATAACAACAGCATAAGGACTGTCAGAGGTCTCTAGATAGTGCTTGAGTGCCCTCAGATGGGACGTAGTGCATCCAATCTCTCCAGAGGTCATCATAGGAGGATAGATGCCTTTAATGATATCACTCAGGTCATCTTCTCTACCATCATATGCAGGGATGCGTTCATAGTTTTCAACTTCCCAATACTTAAATTGATTCTCCATATACTCCCGTCTCTCAGGTTGCCCATCAAGATTAAGATAATAGATAGGACCAATTCCTTTTAGTTTAAATGCTGATTTATTTTTGTCCATTTAACCAATCCATAACATTAACCTCCGGTTCCCAACCTAAAACACTAGTGATTTTATCTATATTAGCAAAAGTATAATCCATTTCTCCATCACGTTTAGGAA